TTTTTTGTTCCTAATTGAGTAATGTTTCCTGACAATTCGTATATTAACACAACATATTACTATTGTCAAGAAAAACGAGACAGAGAATTAATCTGTCTCGTTAAGTCTGTTTAATCGTTTATCTTACTTGGTCTTATGCTTTGTGAGATATTCTACAATCGCTGTACGGAATGCTTCTGTCCCGTTTGCAGGAAGTGTACGACCAAAAGCGTTAAAAATTGCATTTGATAGACGGCTGTTCATGAAAGAACGTTCATCATTAAAGATTTCCATATTGTATACACATGAAAGTGCATCAATAGCAATTGCTTCTACCTCACCACGGTTGATATTTCCCGTATGAGACGGCTCAAGCTCATCCATGACAGAATTAACAACACCTTCTAGCTTTTTAAGTGCATCAGCTTCAACAATTCCTGTACGAACTGCAACATCCATAGAGGCAGTCTTAATTTGTTCTAGAGTCTTATAACTGAAACTATAGGTGGCGGGAAGATCGGTGTATGGATCACCAGCATCAACCATCCAAAGAGAGGATGAAAGATATGGTAGAGAACCATCCTTAATAACATTCTTGCAATACTTCTCAATTACCATAAGAGCCTGATCTAGTTCTGCATCAATGTCCTTAGAATACTTGAATTCTTTCTTTAGATAGGTCTTGCACTTGGAAAGAATGCCCTTCATATATTTCTGAGAATTAGCAGGTGTCATTAGCTTGTTCTTTGCAACCTTATGAACACCAGGGTTAACAGGACGTACACCAGAGAAATTAAAAGATTCTATAAGTTTTTCGTCTAGTTCTTCGTCATCATCCTCATCTTCTTCGTCGTCGTCTGAATCGTCACCCTTAGAATCCTTATCTTCTAAGTCCTTCTTTTCATCTTCACATTCGTCGTCGTTCTCTTCTTTCTTGCAACCTTCTTCAATCTGTTCAATTTCTTCTTTTACAGATTTAACTTTTGCTTCCCATTCGACAAGAGGATCATCAGATGAGTCAAAATGTTTTGCAAACGATTCAAACATCATAGCCTCATTATAGCATGATGGATTGCCATATTCAAGCTGTTCACCAATCCATTCAAATGCAAAGGTCTTACCCTTAATCTTCGTAAACGCCATACCAAGCTGTTGTGGATGGAAGGCACCAAGTCGTGTAATATGGCCTTTCTTAAATTCAACATTTCCTGCTTCATCCATAACATCACGTGTATAAATGAGCATTGCCTGACCATTTTCAGCAAAGAAAATAGAATCCTGATCAAACTTTGCGCCAAGCACCATAGCCATCTTCTTTAGCTTTTGTGCCTGATTTGCTGGAGCTACAACAACAGTGCTGTCTTCTTTGACTCGCTTCGTTGTGCCGTCAGCCTGTGTTTCTGCATATGTACCAATTACCTTAAAGAAACCAATTCGTTCTTCACCTTCCTTAACATTGTACGTAGCCATTTTAATTAGCTTACGTAGTTCAGCATTACGCTTATTGTTTTCTGCCTTAGAAAGAGAAGCACGAGAAGCGGTAAGGATGGCAATTGCCTTAGGTGCTTCATTACCACCCATCTCAAGCGTACCAGCAAAATGTTGATAGAAGCGACTTAGAGACGCTTCATGTAGTAGAGTCTGTGTATCCAATTTTAATTTCCTTTTTTAATATTATAGGACTAGTTAAAATATTTAATTTTTAGTAATGGTTGAAAATTGATTTTTCTTTTGTACCGTGTATACATTATCAAACATCGAATCCTGAATCTCGGTTCTATGTGAAATAATAAACACATTACTATCCTTTAGATTACGGAACAATTTAAGTGCGGAATCGGCGCCTTCAGAGTCAAGCGAGGAGTCAAGAATTTCATCCGCACACAACAGATTGGTTGAACAACTATTCTTGAGTGAAGCAATATATCGCCACGTGAACAAAATTGCAAGGTCTAGGCGCCGACGTTCTCCCTGTGAAAGATTCTGATATGAGAAATCGTCACGATCTCTTGCCTTAATTGTTTCATTAAAATTTTCATCAAGCGAAAAGGTAATATAGAATTCCTGTTCTCTAAGATAATGATTAATCATCTTATTGATAATTGGAATATACTGCTTAATTACCATTGCTTTGATGCCTGAATCTTTTAGCATCTCACTTGCCTGACTAATCAACATCTTTTCATTAACTAGATGTTCCTTTGTCTCAAGCAAGTCCTTTGCCTTTGATGCAAGTTCCTTTACGTTAGACTCATGCTTCTTAATTTCATCCTGAGACGGTGGATGCTTAAGCTCATTCGTCAGCTTAATCAGTTCATTATTAAGAATTGACAGAGCAGTATTATCAGAAGTTAATTTATTGTTAATTATGTTCCATGAATCAATCAACTTAATAAACTTTTCTTCTTTCTTTAAAATTGCATCTAAATCGTTTGTATATTCTTCAATTTGTTTATTTGCAACTTCAATCTTTTCATTCATTTCATCCTGTATGTGCTTACGATATTCCTCTGAGATATCTTGTTTACACATTGGACAGGTGCTATGCTTCAGTACTGCACTATTATCTTTCTTCAGTTTCTTCAGCTCATTCTGAATTGAATTTTGCTTTACTATGATTTCAGTCTTAGCCTTTTTCAGTTCTTCATATGAGGAAAGATAAGGATCAATTTTTTCCTTGTTCTTATTAAGCTGTTCAATTGATTCAATCTTTTCCTGAATCTTCTTATTCGTTTCCTCAATTTGTTCGTTAATCTTCTCGATTCCTCGTTCATGCTGTTCTTTCAACGACTTAATCATCATTGCTTCTGCATTGATCTGAACTTTTACATTTTTTAACGAATATGAATTTTCTGTAAGAGCTTCGGTGTTTTGCTGTATTCGTCCCTTGAGTAGTTGATTCATGTGAGAAAACACACCAATTGAAAGAATCTGCTCTACAATAACACGTCTTTGGGCGGCTGTCAACTCACAAAACGGAATATATGATGCAGTACCAAGAATGGTTGTTTGCAGGAATGTTGTATGGTTAAATCCAATTACGCTTTCAAGATATTTTTGGTAATCACGCACACAGGCTTCTTCATCAACAAGCTTATCGTCCTTATAAATTTCAAACACCGACGGCTTCATTCCACGAATAACCTTATATTCCGAACCGTTAATTTCAAATTCAGACTCAGTAACTAGTTTCTTACCGTTGATTGTATTAACTAGCTTACTCAGCTTGATGTTTGAAAATGTCTTACCAAACAAATTATAACAAATTGCATTGATAATTACGGTCTTCCCTTGTCCATTTCGTGCAGTGATAATGTTAATCGAACCGTCCGTTAAATCAATTTCAGACCATGAATTACCATATGACAGAAAATTCTTAAACTTAATTTTCTTTAATTTTAACATTAAAATTCCTGTAAAGTCAACGCTTCAGAATAAAGACCATTCATGAATCCAACCAATTCTTCTTTATTTTGATATCCACTTTGATCGATATACTGCGTAATCAAATTGAGTGTGTCCTTAATTTCAATTTGTTCAATTGATTCATTTTCAATTTGTTCAAACAGTTGGTTTTCTTGTACTTCAACCACCTTAAGATCAGTTGGGCTAAGTTGATATAAACGATTGAGATATTGTTCAAACAGAAACGGTTCAATCTTATTTCGTACCATTACCTTAATATATGACTGTGAAGGAATATTTTCAATTGGAGATTGTTCCCCCGCACCGTCATAATATAATTGATAGAAACACTTGATGGGAACCTGAATAAATTCCCACGTTTCTGTTTCTGTATCAAACATGACAAATCCTTTATTGGATTTTGCATCACCCCAATTTAGTTCATATGGAGTACCAACATAGGTAATGTTGTATTTTGTTTGTGCATTATGAAAATGACCGCTAAACACATGACGATAACGACGGAACAGAATTGCTTCAGAACCACCGCTAAAGAATGAATTAACGATTACCTCAAAATTGTTAATTTCAAAATGACCCAGTGCATATCGTGAATTTGATTTGCCAATATAATCATATATTTCATCTTCATTAGACTTAGCTACCCAAGGAATGAAATCAAACGAAATACCATCAAATTCAATTCGTGTAGGCTTATCGTACACATGAACATTATCATATTGTTCAAGCAATAGACCAACAGAATGCACATCTAGATTTTCACGGTAATAGATGTCATGATTACCCACAACAGTATGAAAATCGATATTCTTTTCTTTTAGTTTATCAAAAAAAGAATCATACGCAAATTTAAGCGTTTTCATATTGGTGGTACGTCTGCTGTCGAATGTATCACCAAGTTGAAAAATAGTCTTACAATTATTCTTTTCTAATACATCAAAGATAAACTCAAAACATTTATTTTGATAGTCCATCATAACAGGTGAACTATTCTTTACACCGAAATGTAAGTCTCCAATAATCGCAATCTTCATATATTATACACAAATTAAGCAAAGAAATCAGATAATGGACTATTTTCAGATTCATCCTGTTTCTTTACTGGTACATATTTTTTCTTCTTTTCTTTCTTTTTGATTTCCTCTTCTGCAATTTCAGTATAAATTGAAATATTGTTGAGGTAATCATGATAAAGCTTAGATTCTTCGCCCTGATCCAACTGCATATGATCGTCATATTCAGTATTCATGATAACCATTCCTTTTAGGACTTGTTGACGCTTTTCTAACTTAATTCTACGTAAAAATGCGTACCAACAAATCTGAGTAATATAAGCGAATGGATTCTGTGATTTTTCAGGATTAAAATAGTGAATGTAACTTAAACAATTTTCGATTGCATCACAAATCATGTCCTCACGATACGTATATCCAAGAAAATTTGGACGATAGCTAAGATGATTTGCAATTAGAAAAATTGACTCCGCAACATAATCGGGAATCTTTGGAGGTGGTAAGCCCTTTTCATGATTTTCGTACCACTCCTTATGGAAAGGTACTAGTTGTTCATATAATTTTTTGTTGTCACAATAATTCTTTCCTTTTTCAGGAACAATCCCATATTGCTTACAACGGTCTTCATATGTTAAGCCGTCAGCGTCCTTAATGTTTGTGATATCGTATGCCACTATTTGAAAAATAATTTTCTCTTATGTTTGCATTATAACACATCAAAAAGAAAATTGCAAGTAAAAATAAAAAAATCCATAGATTTTTGTTCTATGGATTATCACTTATTCGACTTTTGCGTTTTTGGTTATGTCCTTAATTTGTAAGAATAAATCTGCACGACTTTTATCTTGTACAAACATATTGATGCCATAATCACTTCCTATTTCAATTGATGACGGTCCAAGCGTTTCTATTGCAACACAATATGTACTCTTATCAGTTCGTAACTCTGAAATTTTGTACTTATTCCCTACCCTAGCGAACTCCATATCACCATCCTTAAAATAAATTCTAGTGTAAGAAGTATATGCAAATTCTAATACAGGCTCTTCAGTTGTAGTACACAAAAACAACTCTTTCTTTAACACTCTCACCACAAATTGTGTTTATGATGAAAATTATTAAATAATTTTCATTTTTGTGTTGATTGAAGATTTTATGTTTTATTGACCAAAATCAAAATTAAGATGACAATTTATCGCAATACAAAAAGGACAGAGAAGTTAGATTTGTTTTCTCTGTCCTTTATTTTTTACTTGTCTGCTACTAGTGAACTAATTGATAGTACGTGTTTCATTCGTACAACAATATAATTATCAGGAGACTTCTTCAAATAAGAAACATAATCTGAACCACGAATTACCATTGGATTATTGATCTTAATTGTTTCCCCAAGTTCAACAAACAAATCTTCAAGCTGTCTTTCCTGAAGAAACTGATTCATCGTTTCAATTTCACCAATAATAATTTCGCCATTAATTAGATGAATTTCATAATTTGCCATAATATTATTCAATTTAAAACTTAACCGTATGAAAATCAATATCAAATTGTTGTTCTTGATATTGTCTTAGTCGATCCATTGCATGTTTAAGACAGTAATTTTTGTGTGCACTTCTACCATTTCCATAAGACATATCATCCACAAGATCATACACTGTACAACTTTCCTTACCACTTGATTTATCGTTTCGTAATCCTCGACCAATTGATTGAATATTACGAATCTTTGATTTCGATGGACAAAGAATCACATTTTGAATTGATGGAATATTGAGACCTGTTGCTGTGGTACCAACCGATGAAATAAGAATACATCCATTTTCTTCATTCATTGCCTGACGAATCTTTTCACGTTCATCCGCACTCACATTACCATCAATAAAAAATACCTTTCGATCAATACCGTCTTCCTTAACCTTTTCTGTAATGAGACGAGATAGTTCGGCGCCGTGTACCTTGAAATTGAATAATAGCATAGTTGTACCTTTACTTGCAAGTACAATATTGCGAATAAACATGTTACGCTTAAGGTGCGAGTTTAGATAATCAATTTCTGCCTTATAATCTTTCTTGTTTGCTCGATAGAACGCCTTTGATTCATCTTCAGGATATTTGCAAGTAATCATGTGAATCTTAAGTGGTGAAAGAGTACCGTTATCCTGAAGTTCTTTTGTAGTGGTGACAACAAAGATATCACCAAGCGAACCAACCAATTGTAGATGATGAATCTTTTCCTCATCAAGGGAACCAGTGAATCCACAACGATATGGAACATTAACAGCGGATGAATATATTTTTTGTAGCACACTTGCTGTTGCTTGATGTGCTTCGTCAACATACATCACATCAAAAGAATTATAAAACGATGAATCATAATGTTGCAATGATTGCCACGTAGTAATAATTGATTTATTTTCATCAACTATCTTGCCTTGAGATTTTTTCCCTCCAATCGTCTGCACAACTTCATCTACATTAAATGAAGGGTCATTCTTTGCATAATTCTCAAAATCAGATCTCATCTGTTCGACCAACGATACAGTAGGAACAATTAGACAAAATCTACGATCATACTTAAGGTGCCACCGAATAAGCAGATAGATGATAAGACTTTTCATATTTCTTCGTTAAGACTCGTTACTTTCTTAACCGTTCTCTTATGAACTGCAACATATTACTATGTTGATGAGACTATATCTTAATCCTATTAAATTTGATAGGATTCCTAGCACTTCCATTCACTTGAATGTACTCTACTCACTTCCATCTAAATGATGTGTTTTCGATAGTCGTTACACCTTCCAAAAGAATTAATTCTTTTGGCTTGGCACGGTATTGACTCAATCTAGAGTGTTCCACCGTTTTCACTAGGTTTTCAATTATTCATTAATGAATAACGGAGCAAATTATAGGTTACCCGAACCTGTTGGAGAGATTACTGTTGCGCGATTTTTTTCAATTGCATGCTTTACTGCCTTAATCTGATAATCGCGAGGCTCAAACGGTAAATTGAGTGACGATACAAAAGAATCAAAATCATCAAGTGGATCAATCATTGTGATCATATGTTGTTCTGTTTGATCTACGAAATCATATCCATAATGTTCACAAAACCGTTTAAGCTCACCGATAAGACCTAGAGGCATAAGTCTTGTTCGTGCATTGGCTAGATGTATTCGCCCGTCCCACATATGATTTCTAAATCGTCTATCATATTTGTAACCAGGTGCAAAAAATGAAAATGCTTCAGAAATTTCATATATTACACCTTGTTCATCAGAATCAAACATCATATTCGATTCATTTATCTTTTTCACATATACTGTTGTCATACTTTACTAATATGTTTCTCCGCGCATGAATGCCTGATTTTTAATAAAGTTAGATATCTGAAAATCACGGGACTTGATTTGTGTGATGATTGCGTCTAAGGCATAGATTACTGTGTCCACCAAATCAAGTTTAGCCTGAATTGCGATAACATCCTTATCTGCCTGAAGTTTAGCGTCCATGTTAGCTTTCAGTACCTTATTATACTGCCATTGTTCCCATCCATGTTCTCTGCATTCCTCAATTGACAGTTCACCCTGATAGTATCTCGTCTTAAGCTCACGCAATTGAGACATATCAAGTTCAAGCTTCGTCTTCTTTTGTTTCCACTGAACAATTAATCTAAGGTATTTTGAATGAAGAACAGGTGTACTGAGACTAGCCGATCCAATATCAAGCGAGTCAATCTTCGCGTCCCGTTCCCATTCCTCTACAATTTCATCAAGTACACTCATAATTGTTTTATTCTATTAAATTGAATGACCTGAATGAGAATGATGCGTCACAATACAGTTGAACACTCTCGGAATTCTCGGATGTTAGGGGAACTGATCCAAGACTCGTAATTACCAAGTCCTCAAAGTGAAATACTGCGCAAACTTCACCATTGTCTTTTCGTAGTGCCAAGGTTGCGTCAGACTTAAGTCCATATTCTGAGTCATTCAATTCAGGTCGATAATCAAACCACTTAGTACGCCACTGATTCACTTCTTTGTAGTTATTTGGGAAACCACAAAGCATAATCCACTCATACAACGATTTATAGTTTTCAAGTTTTTCATCAATCAAAAAACGAACATTGAGTGATTCGAAATCAAGCTTATCTCCATGTTGGGGAATCATAGAGAAAGGTGTTTCCATCACTTTATTAGGTAAAGAAATACTTGGAATGTTAACGTCATGAAGGAAATATGTCAAACTGGGGATTTTGACAATGTTCAACTCAAATCCATACAAAGTTAATGGATTGATAATAGAAGGATCAGGGCACGTGTTTTTCATTTTCAAATTATATTATACCACAAAGAAAAGAGAAAGTCAAAAATTTTTAAAAATATTCTTGAGGATTATTACTTATTCACAAAAGAATGAAATGAGAAAACTTGTTTTCTGTTGAAGTGAGTGTAACGA